AAGTGTGAGTTAAGTTGTTGTTATTGTTGTGCAAACATACAAACACTTCCCACTCTCTTTTACTTAAATGTTTCTTTAGTGCCTCGATAGAATTCTTTAATTCATACGAACCAAATAAATCTTCGGCGGGTATTTGCTCATCTTCTGCATCTACATATTCTGTGTTGTCATCTTTTACAGCTTCACGACCTGCTCTACTTTTAGGATAAGATAAGTTAGAAGATCTTACGTTTAAGTAGTTAGACATTTCGTCTCTGGCTCTGTAGTACATCTTGTGGGGTTCTGTGATACCTTCAGCTCTCATGTTTAAGCATAAGACTACGCCCTCAGATACTATATCATCGTAGTCCTGATGGTTATAGTACTTACTAGCTAGTCTCCTACACATATCTAGTATCTCTTGATTATCCATCATATAAGTAATCCTGTAATAAATAACATAGCTTTAACAAATAAGAAAGCAAAGCCTGTAAAGGATAGTATTGCCACAGTTAATAACAATATACCAAACATCATTGCTTGTCTCCTCTCTTTAATCTTCTGCTCTGTATTCCTGTAATATGGTTTATAGTTTTCCACTGTCATGTTCTCCTTTATTAATATGCTCATTTATAATATCACGCTTAAATCTTATTGCTTCTGATACTGGCTCTTTAGAATATATGATGTCGTTAAGCCTCACAACTAAATCACTCGTAAGTATAAAGTCACCATGTAGTTTTATCTCTCTCATTAGAACATAACCTTCCCGTCTAATATTAATGTGTCATGCCAAGCCTTAATCTCAGCTCTTGTTTCATGGAAGCCTGTCTGCCTAGCTATACTACCAAGCTCTTCCAAGTCAGACCTTATCAACCCTAAGTTCATAAGCTCCATTTCCATTGAGGGGGGTAGAGACATATTATTTCTCCTTAATCCATGTGTTAATGCAATTACCTCTTACTTTATACACCTCTGGTATTTCTTCACTTAATGGTTTATCTGCTATATTGTCACGCAGTTTCTTTAAGGATTGTATTAAGTCCCTTAGAAAATCTAAAGAGGTAATTACTTGACCTTCTGTATGAAACTCAAAAGTGTGATCTTCTGTTTCCCAGTTCATTTTACATCTTTTAATCATTATTACACCTCAGTCCCTAACCCAAAGATACGACGACCACCTGCTACAAAACCTAGCACACGATCCACATTAAAGCACTTGTAGCCTTGTTTAGTCTTCAGTGTGATGTACCCTGCCTTGCGTAGTGCTTCAGCCGCTATACGACCCCTCTCATTGCCTTTGAGACCCTTAATAACATTCATACGACCAGTGTATGTACGTTCCTCATTGTCTTTAGTTAAGAACTTAACTGTTATAAACTTGTTTTGGTTCTCTGATAATACGTTAGTAACCATGTTAGTTGGTAAAGTCATTATATACTTCCTCCGATTTGTCTATTAATTTCCACTGAGGGGGTATGTCCCTCTTGTTCTACAACATAACTCCATTCTGCTTCCATGTCAATAGCATATGGTGGCCTCATATCTAAAGCAGTTACATTAAATGCAACAAAAATAGAAATACCTAATACGCCCTTTTCTATCGCATAGGTGTTATTGAAGTATCTAGCTCTTTCTTCAGCTTCTTCTAAGGTATACCTATGACCTGTATCAAGTCGTATGCAACCATGCTTAGGATGTACACCTGCTACTATGTATACTCTGTTTTCTTGTTTACTGCTCATTATTATTATCCTTTTAATACAACTGGTTATCTATGGTTTGCTGTTCATAACACTCTTGACATATATCTAAATCAGTAAGCTCATCAAGATCTACAGGTTGCTCACAATTAATACAGAAGATCTTATTCTGTTCTAGCTCTACTACATAATTTCCTATCTTACTCATGTTACTTTCCTTTAAGTTTTTTAGGGGCAGGTTTTGCATAATCAGCCGTGATTGTCATTTCCAACCCCCAATTATCCGTATGTGACAAATTCAATGCCATTTCGTCAGCCATTTTCCAACACCGCTCAACAAAATAATTAGTGCATAGTGAGGGTGAATTGTCTTGCGGTACAATTAATTCAGCCAAGGGTTCGCGATCCTCACCCCACAATTTAATAACAGCTTTCATTCCTTATTCTCCTTGTTAAAATCCTCATCAGTATACAACGTTGGTATTCTTATAGGCTCTACAACTGCACCTTGATGATCCTGTAGCATTGCTTCAGCAAAACTAATACAGCCTACACCTACAAAACCATACTCAGGGGCTTCTTCATGTGCTTCCATGTATACACCAAGTAGCTCATAAAACCTTTCAGTACTTATCTCCTTAGATATACGAGCCTCTACAACTTCTTGACGTGTATTATAGACCTTATTTCCACTGACGGGGGTAACAAACTTACCATTAGAATCCAAATCTGGTATCTTATCTCCACTCATTATTATTCTCCTCTTCATATTTATCTAATGCACGTTGACAGTCTTTATGATCTACATACATTTCTATTTCTCTTTGATGACAGTAAGCCATGCCTGATAACTCCCCATCAATCATTTCTATTTCTTCCACGTCCACTTCCATCTCGCCATAACCTAAGTCCATGTAAACTCTTGTGTCTACATGACTAGCATATTTTGTTCTAACTATTTCCAACATTATATCTCCTTTATAATCTTATTGCCATAACCTACTGTCTCACTTATCAGGTCTGAGTCAACTTGTCTACGATGCTCTTCACAACCTAAGTTAATAATATCTTTAGCGTTACTTGCTGTTATATTATACTTGTCCAAGAACTTCTTACCTGCTACCTGATAGTTAAAAAACCAATCAAGGTACATATCTCTAAGTTGATTGTTTGTATATTCTTTTTCCATTTTATCTTCTCCGTTTCACTGCGTAGCTGTGCTACTCTTTATTTCCACTGAGGGGGTCTATACGAATCACCCTATCATTTTCCACTGGAGGGGTCAAGTCTTAATTTCCACTGGAGGGGGGTCATTTTCCATCGGAGGGGGTGTGACATTTTAGCAACGTGATATAAATACAACAGTGACATAATTACATCTTGACGTGACATATTTGCAACAGTGACATAAATGCAACTGATTCGTTTTAGTCCATCCTTCCACCTTTTGCGACCTTGTTTTGAAAAACTAGCCCTTAATTTTATGATATAGGGGCGCGACTCCCTAGTTAGCGCGTTGAATTTACTTTTCTTGGAATAGATCAAGTATTTCTTGTTTAGCGCGTTTTAAATGGTCAACAGTTTTATCATATTCTTTACCATCCCATTTATCTAGTGCATCCGTTAACCTAATTATTTTTGTGGCAGAAGATAATTCTACTGATTCAATCAAGTCTTTTAGTCTTTCAATTTTATCTTGTTTCATTTTGCGCTATCCTTTTTTATCAGCGTTTCTATACATTCCTTATACTATGCGATTCGTTTTATTGCAAGTGTTTATCTATGTTATTTTTGCATACCCGTTATGTAATATTAGCATAGCTTAGACCTTGCGAATCATTCTTTTATATCGTATGAATAGTTATAAATTAAAACACTGATAAAAGGATTATCTAAAATGGCAAATGTATATCAAGTTTATGGCAACCACGACGGCGTATTAGCAATTTATGGTAGTAAGAAAAGGGCAATCGAAGCGGCAATAGAATATGTTCAACAAAGTGGAAATGACTATTTTAATACTGATAGTGACAACCCATATATCACATACATTGAAGGAGAAGACTCAACCGCTCAAGTAGAACAATTCTACTTAAAATAATACTATAAGGGGCTTGCAATATAGCCCCGAATCAATTAATGTATTTATATTAACACTGATAAAAGGAATCACTAAAATGACTTATAGAACTTACAACCGACGCAACCGACGCAATAAGCGTATCACTCGTAAACTTAAAAATATGTTCTCTGGAATGTTATTGCTTGTTTGTATGGTGCAACTAGTGTTTTTATCACTCTTTGCTTGTTACCATCAATTCGGTTTTAATCAATTATTTAATGCTAGTTTTTATGACTTCTCAATGGTTTCATTGATTGTAACTTGTATACTAGTTATCACTTGTTTGATCGACGAGTCTTGATATGTTTACTACATTAAAAGCGGCAAAAGAGACCGTATCGATAACCAACCGCAATACTAAAATGGTAGGTTCTGCCTTTTCAAGTGACTCGTTTGCTTGCAAGGTCGGTTCTAGACTCGCCAACGTAAAGGGATCAGTTTGTGAGTCTTGCTATGCTAGGCGGATTCAAAAGATGCGACCTTCAGTGAATCAAGGTTGGACTCGCAACTACGAAAAAAGCGTTGATCTAATAGCTAACGCGCCGCATAAATGGATAGCCGCTTGCGTATTCCAGATTAATAGATTCGCAATAAAGACGGGTGAAAATTATCACCGATGGTTTGATTCTGGTGATCTCGATTCATTAGGTCAATTAAAGGCCATTATAGAAGTGGCTAGACAGACTCCCAATATTAAGCATTGGTTGCCGACTCGTGAATTAGCTATTGTTAGATCATACAAAGGCAAGACTCCTAGTAACCTAGTTATTAGACTAAGCGCGCCAATGGTCGATGATAAACCCGTCAAGGGCGCTAATACATCCACAGTGCATAAACATAAAAACGCTATTGGTTGGGTATGTCCTGCACCTAAACAGAACAACAACTGTGGAGATTGTCGCGCCTGTTGGACTCCATCGGTTGCTAATGTCAGTTATCACAAACATTAATAAGGAGTCTACAAGATGATTAAACAAGAATTAAACATATTAAAGGATAAAGGTTTTATGGATATGAAAGACAAGAAACAAGTTGTTAAATTAGCCTTGTTAAATTGTGAGAACTCTTTGCAAGCGTCCTATGATCTTATCAAGGCAACCATAAATCAAGATTCTGATGGTACGAGTAAGCATAAACAAGTATTAAATAATATAACTATATCGTTAACAATATTAAAACTTATGAAAGAGGAGTCGTATTAATGGAATACCGAGTCAACATTTATTCACATGGAAAGCTATTTGCGTATTACATTGAGAAGAGTCACGCATTAGCAATTCAACGACTAGCCAAGTGTAAAAAGCAATATCCTTATTTGTCTTTTGATATTGGTGGCGTTACTAGCTAACTAAGTTTAAATAGTTTTCTCCCTAGGTCGATTCATTAAGTTGAGTCGGCCTTTTTTGTTTGGTGTCAATGGTATAGCGTATGAATGTTATGTTATATTATAACAATTGTATTAATACATTGCCCTTAAACGATTCGTTATATGCCAGCCGATTCGCTATCCTCGTCAAGGAAAAACTTGTGTCAACACATTTATTTTCACTAGGGTATACGATTGCCCTTGACAAAAGTGATTCGGGACCCTCCTGATCATGGGGTGATTCGTTTCGTGACCGTGGTAACACTACTCATATCCGAAAACAAAAAAAAGTTAGTACTGCGTCATTGTGTCACAGAGAGCGCGTCTATCAAGCACAAAGTGCGTCGAGCTACGCTCTCATACTATACTACACAGAGTCATTACAAGAGGGCCACCCCAAAGAAAGAGGACATGCGCTACCCACTTAAGTATGATACAACAAAAAAAGAATCATTAGATATCAACTACTTGTAAAATAGTTAAAATACTTAGGTTGACATTTACGTATTTTAGACGTTATATATAGGTAAGAGGTACTACTTAAGTTTCCCACTATCTGTTTACACTACTTACTGTTTACAGCTAACTGGTTTGAGAAACAGAAGTGTATACTTAAGTATATACGTAAGTAGTAGCCAAACAGTTTCCATACTCAACCATGACGAACCTTTCCGCTTAACTGAAATAGATGTGGTCATGCCGATGAGTTGTATTTAGCACGAAGTGCGTAGAGCTATGCTCTCATTACAGAAAGAATTTATTATGGCTATACCTGCTAAGAAGTACAGTGAAGTTATTGCTAAGAAGGTTGTAGCTGGAATAAAGAATGGTGTTGCAGTTAGAGACATACTTGGATCGATACAGAAGTATCAAGATGCTCCATCTAGCACAGCAACATTCTATAAACTATATGGTAATCTAATAGCTGAGACTAAAGCTGACATAGTTGGAGAGATAGGTAACGTAGTTGTTAATGCCGCTAGAGGTGGTGACTTCAAAGCCGCTGAGTTCTTCCTAAGATCTAAAGGTGGTTGGTCTCCTAACAGTACAGTAAACGAAGTAGAGCAAGATGTTGATCCCGACTTAGATGAGAGTGCTATAGACAGTTTGATGTTGTTACTAGGTAAGAATAATCCCGATGAAGAGACAGAATAGAAAAATTACTGCTGATACACTAAGAGAGCTTCCAACAAGTAAAGTCAATGATCTGTTTGAGGCACTAGGACCACGCAAGGTTGAAGAGCTTAAGCATGACTGGAACTTCTGGGCTAGAGACAATCAGTTAGCTCCAGAGGGAGACGACTGGAATACTTGGTTTATTAATGCTGGTCGAGGTTTCGGTAAGACACGTTCTGGTGTAGAGTGGGTAAGAGAACAAGTTAAGGCTGGTGTTAAACGTATAGCCGCTGTAGCTTCTACTAACTCAGACATAGAACGAGTTATGGTTAAGGGTGAGTCAGGTTTCCTATCGGTATGCTGGAAAGGTGATAAGACCTATGCTGGTAAGAAGATGGGTTTCCCTGAATGGTCGCCAACAAAGAGAACACTCACATGGGAGAATGGAGCGCAAGTACAGTTCTTCTCCGCAGAGGAACCTGAGCGTCTTCGTGGTCCACAGTTTGAGTTAGCTTGGTGTGACGAGACAGCCGCTTGGAATAAAGATATAGACACTTGGCAGATGTTGCAGTTCTGTATGCGTCTCGGTAAACATCCACGTATCATGGTAACTACCACCCCGAAGCCTACGAAGCTGATACGTCAGATACTAAAAGACCCTAAGACTACTATTACTACAGGGTCTACTTTTGATAACTCTGCTAACTTAGCTAAGACATATCTAACTGCTGTTAAAGAACAGTATGAAGGTACTAGACTAGGTAAGCAAGAACTTTACGCAGAAGTCTTGGAAGAAGCACAAGGTGCTTTATGGACAACTGCCATGCTGGACGAAGCATCTGTTAAGTTAGAAGATGTTCCAGACCTTTCCCGTATTGTTGTAGCCCTTGACCCTGCTGTCACCTCTAATGCTGAGAGTGATATGACAGGTATTGTTGTTGCAGGTATAGACGTCAATGGTATTGCTTATGTATTAGGTGATTACACTGATAGACTATCTCCTCAAGGATGGGCTTCTAAAGCAATAGAGTTATATCACTTACATCAAGCTGATCGTATTGTCGCCGAGGTAAATCAAGGTGGTGATATGGTTAAAACAACTATACATGGTGAAGATGACACAGTACCTTACAAAGCTGTACGTGCATCTAGAGGTAAATTTGCTAGAGCTGAACCAATATCTGCACTCTACGAGCGTGGATTGGTCAAGCATGTGGCAAACCCTAAAGATGACGCTTCGCTTAACGAACTAGAAATACAAATGCGAACATGGGAACCATTAGGGTCGATTGGCTCCCCAGATAGATTAGATGCTCTAGTATGGGCAATTACTGACCTCTCACTCAACGGATACACAAAACCTAAATTGACCCTCGCTTATTCTAGTGTTAAGGGACTTTCACGTTAACTATAGAAGTATTATTGTCATGGTAAAGAAACTCTCAGAATCAAAAGCTAAATCTACATTAGGTGTAGCTGGTGATAACACATACAACGGTCAAATCCGCGCTGATGAGTTCCTACCTGAACTTCGAGGTAAGAAAGCTATACGCAAGTATCGTGAGATGCGTGATAACGATAGTACTATTGGTGCTGTTATGTATGCTGTTGAGCAGATACTACGAGATGTAGACTTACACGTAAAAGCAGTAGACGATAGTGCTGAAGCTATAGTAGAGAAAGAGTTTGTTGAGAGTGTCTTAGTAGACATGGAACATTCTCTTGATGATCACATAGCAGAAGCTATATCTAATTTGTCGTATGGCTTTAGCTGGAACGAAGTTATATATAAAAGACGTGTAGGTCCAACAGAGAGATCACCTAAGAAGCACTCTAAGTTTACAGACGGACGTATTGGTGTTCGTAAGATATCTGCTCGTGCGCCTTGGACTATAAGTAAGTTTGACGTAGACCGTAAGACTGGTGAAGTGTTAGGAATAGAGCAAGAGATAGGTTATAGAAACGGTAGAAACTATATACCTACTAATAAGTCTCTTTACTATAGAACAACTAGCCTTAACGGAGACCCATCTGGTCGTTCTATCCTTCGTAATGCTTATACTTCTTATGAATACCTTAATAATCTGCAAGCTATAGAAGCTATTGCAGTAGAACGTGAGTTAGCTGGTATTCCAGTAGCTCGTATACCTGCTGAGTACTTATCAGGTGATGCTTCTGCCGCACAGTCAGGCTTCGTTGGAAACTTACAACAGATCCTTAGAGATGTTAAGTTTAACGAGCAAGGTTACATAATATTGCCTTCTGACAGCTATCCAGACAAAGATGGTTCTCCTACTAACCAAAGGTTGGTTGATATAGAACTTATGGCTTCTAATGGTAAACGTAATATAGACATAGATCCTATTGTTAAGCGTTATCAGCATGACATAGCAAGATCTATGCTATCTGAGTTTCTTCTACTAGGATCTCAAGGCGGTTCTTACGCCTTATCCAAGTCGAAGACAGACCTGTTCCTTCGTGCGCTTGAGAGTTACATCCAAGCAATCACAGATGTTCTCAACAAACAGTTGGTCGAGCGACTGTGGGAGTTGAACGGTCTGAACTATGACATGATGCCAACTATTGAAGCTGGTGATGTAGCACCACACGACCTACGTGAGATTGCATCCTTCTTGCGTAACCTTAATGGTGCAAACATTAACGTCAGTGATCACCCAGAGGTTATCCAAGACCTTATGGATATAGCTGAACTAGAGTACGATCCGAATGTAACTGTAGCTCCAGAACCAGAGGTAGAAGAATAATATGGCAACTTTAAACAACAGAGTTCTAGACAATGGACTAACTGTCTTAGACACAGAAGCTAATCGTATTGATCTGACATCTCAAGAAGCTACAAGCTACTCAGAAGCATCCTCTACTTACACTTTAGGTAATTCTACAAGTCTTT